AAAATACTGTTGCAGGCCAACGCGGTGGAGTTGTCGCAGGGTATTCTGCGTAGAACTGGGTATCTCGAATAAATAAATTCGAGTGCAGGCAGGCAGGGATACGGATGCTCAACTCAGACCCTTGGAAGACAATCTCTGTCTTCAGCATGGGTGTTTCCGAAGGAATCAAGGGGGATACTGTTACCCAATTTGCAGAGTTAAAAGTCGAGCCAGATGTGTGAGCTACGGTGCATTTGTAGTAGGTTGGGGAACTCTCAACTACAAGAGTGATATATGCACCAAGGGCATAGACCGTAGAGGGTGCCCATACCGTGCCTGTATTCCAGCCAGAATCCCCATTGAACACGGGTTTTGCAAGCGTCCAGCGTTCGACCAAGGTGTAGTCGCAAGGTCCATCAAACGCATCGGCTAGCCAGACAGGGAACCAAGAATATCTGCGGACTGGAGAGTACACATTGCTTGGATCGGAAAGTATTGCTTGGATGTAAATGTAGCTGAGAACTCTCGGCCATGAGTAGTTGTCACGGTAGTAGAGAATCCTTGAAGCTACCCCAAGATTGGCGTTGCCCGCTAGTCCTGCGGCTTTTCTTGTCGTGGACGTGGACCAAAGTGAGTTGCTCGGGTCAACAGTTTTGTAGTTTCCCGAAGGATCGACCACCGTGCCTAGTGTGCCAGCGGCTACTTTCTGGCTCACTGCCCCGCGAAGCTGGTTCGTGTCCAGATCGACGGAATACTGCGTCTGCGTGTCCGTGATCTTCTCCCGACTCACTTGGACCGCTACATAGAGGCTGTCGAGTTTTGGCTCGCCGATTTTCTGTTCCTGCGTTGCAGTGATAGCATACCCCGTTGTGTCAATGGGTGGATTCGGGGGAGCCGGATAAGTCGTCGCAGGGTTAGCAGGCAGCGCCACATAATCTGCTCTCGGGATGATGAACGTCTGTGTGATAGACTTCCACTGCCCTGAATCGCTGATCTCGTAATTGTATAAATTCTGAGAATCTTGGTCAGCTACATACCAACGCTGGTAGTTACCTTGCTCGTCTGCTTGCGTCTGGAGACAGAACTTGTGGTTCGGCCAAGACTTCAGCTTGGAGATAGCATCATGCGGTGTCCCGTAAACAGGGATTGAGTCGTTGGGCGACTGGACGACATTGAAATTCTCAACAACGAAAACATCCGTCGATAGCGGAGTAAATGGAACCCGTTGAGCGGGCAGTAGCTTAGAAGCGGAATTTGCGAGTGCCATATAGGGAGAACCTACTCTGTCTTCAGCGCACTAGCAAGTAATCCCGAACTTGGTGTTGCAGGGTCACGATGTCTCCTTCGTTGGCAAAGCTGTAGTCAATCAGGTCGCGAGAGACACCTGCTTCCGAAGCATGTTCCATCTGAGGAGCACTGGCGCGAGTGATCTCTACAACAACTCCCCCCATGTTACGGACCAATTCGGCTTCATTGTCGAACCGAATATCGTCTATTACGATGCCCCGAATAATGTCGCTTTCGACATCGCCAAGCAGCGTCTCTAGCCGAGCACGTCCTGCACGAATCCAGATGTCCCCGCCAACCATGTTGCGACCCCAATCAGTTCCCAAGGTCTGATACACTTCGCGTAGAGTTTTCCCACACAACTCGGGCGGACGAGCCTCTTTGTCGGTAACGCTAGTGAGGCATCGCACCATTGCCTTCAATGGCTCGGCAAATGACATTCGATCATATCCGATTGAGATAAAGGCGTTCGCTGCGGTAGTCTTTCCTGACTGGGCAAGTCCTGTGAAGGCAATGATTGGGTTTTTCATATTTTTGATTGTAGCCTATCGCCATAACCGAAGAGCAAACCAAATCAAGCAAACTTTGCCGCAATCGCATCCGCCAGTGCTTTGCAAACTGCAAGGCGTGTCGTCGTTGAAAGCATCAAAGTGCGGTCTTCTTTATTGTCGATGAAGCCGAGTTCTACCAACCAACACTTGTCGAACTCCATGACGGCTAGGGATGTGTGCTGTGAATCCTTTTCAGTCTTCACGCCACGGTCTTTAGTCCCCATAGCCTTCACGATGGCGGTATTCAATACTTTGGCAAAAGCTCGGTCATCCTCGCCACGGAAGAAAGTCTCCGTGCCTCTGGCGTTGCCATCTGCGGCATTGCAGTGGAGCGAGATCATGCACACGGCATTGTAGGCTTTAGCGATGTCATCTCTGCGAGACACAGGGCAAGGGTCTTTGTCATCGACTCGGGTTCGCACAACCTTGAAACCTCGGGCTACCAACTCTAGGCGCAGCACGTTGGCATAATCCATCACGATAGCGGCTTCTGTGTAGCCGTTGCTTTCAGCCCCCGAGTCATAGACGAGAGCTTTTCGGTTAGCCATCCCGTGTCCGGGGTCTAGGCAGATGATTTTCATCGGTTCTTTTTGTTCTCCAAATCTTGTTTCCTCTCCTGTTCCGCCGCTAGGTCACAGCTTACAAAGAGAGCGATTACCGTGAGTGCTCCAAAAGACACTAGGGCAAACGTGATACCACAAAAGATGCCGATAAAGTCCATTTAGTAAACCCTCCCCTGAATGATCTTGTGATTCGTGACCTCGTAGTTGCCATCGGCTTGAGTTTCCACCCATACGAATCCATGATTCCAACGATTTACGATGGCGTAATCGGGCGACAAATCGCAAAGGCAACCAGTGCTCCAGCATGATGACAACTTTTTGTTAAGCCCTGTGCTTTCGGTGTGCTCGCTAGTGCGGTGCCAGTGTCCGCAAATCAGCGACTCTTGCACGCGCATCCAAATGCCGCGAGCAGGATTGACTGGTGAACTCATTCCCTGTGGCAGTTCGTGCCCATGATAAATTGGCAGGTTGCCTAACCGAATGAGTGTAAGTGATGGGACAAGTTCGATGTTGAGTTCATCGAATTTCAGGAGCACAGGAAGCTCGAAATCCGAAACGCCGAGGAGCACTGGAGCATTCTTAACCAAGAACATTTCCATGCGTGCTTCGTGGTTGCCAATTTTGTAGAGGATTCTGGCTTTAGGGAACTGAGCGCGGAGGTAGAAAAGGAACTGGCGGATTGCATCCAACTCATCGGACAGCGATCTGCGCGGATCTTTATCATGGCGAGACACTCCGTAGAAGTCACCGATGTCGCCATTTAAGATAACCACATCTGGCTTCTTTTTTTTGCCGTGGGCGATGGCAGCGGCGACGGCGACCTCATCGTGATATGGAATGTGAATGTCTGAGAGAATCAGCACCTTCAGCGCACCGTTCAGAACGATTGGCTTGCGTGAGGTCGCCTGTGTCTTCGGCATGATATTTTTCTGCCAGCCGAGCGGCTTGAATGCGCTCTTATCAACGATATGCTTTTTCCCTATGGCTCCCGCTGCTCCCCGAACATGCCGCACTGTGTTTCGAGCATTCTCCAATGACGGAAACACCTTCGGCTTTTCCTTGAACATCACGCGGGCAATCGTGCGGTTTTCTACGTCAGGAAAACGTGTGATAAATTCTCTAGCGATTTCGGATTTAGTCATGGTTATTTTTCGCTACCAATGGTTAGTGCGCGGGTAAAGGCTGCCTGTGAATAGAGTTTCTCACCTGTGGCTTTCCAGCGTCCTTCGAGGAACTGGTATTCTGTCCCCTCAATGCTTGTCACCGAGGTCGGCGTGTAAAGTGCCGATGAGTTTATTGAGGACTCTGCGCTCTTTGTCGAGAGCTTCGATTTGCAGCAAGACAGACTCAGTAGCACCAACACTAAGCCGAAGCATTTCACGATCAATTTCATGGAGGCGTTGAAAAGGTTTTGAGGCATTGACCGCTAGCCAGACCCGCAAGGCCAACTGGAGCAGGTCAAGGAAGGAAAACATAAAAGTGGCGCAGGGTCAGGACTCGCACCCAACTGTAGGCTACGGTTTATCAGGTCGCTCCTTACCCTGCATTTTGTTATTTGCGACTAAACTTGCCGATGAAATCAGCAAATGCCTTAATCGCCTTTTCTGGCTGTTCGCCGGGGATGAAGGCAAAAAGAACGACAAGCGATGTGCAAACGCCAGAGAGAGCGCCGAGCAGGGAAAGCCAGTCGGTAGAGAGTAGTAGTGGTAGGATGTCTTTCATTATTTGCGGAGGTTACGTTTTTATTGCGTGGATTACGTTTTACTTGCGGAGGTTACGGATTGCACTGATGCAGCCAAGGATACCAGCAAGGGTTCCAACTGCAAGTGAGGAAAGTTTGAGCCACATCTCCATGTCGGCGTGGGTAGCTAACGAACTGATGAGAGCTACAATGGAGCCGATAAATGGTGTGGTGTGGTCGTTCATGGGCGTATCAGAGTCCGATGAGGGGTGCGGATAATGAGGTCTGGATCATGGGGTTTTTGGATTGGGGTTGGGAAGTTACCACCAGCTAGTATTGCCGGAAGGAAGGGTGACGTTTGTGCCTGCGGTCTGAGCACTCAGATTGGTTGCGGCGTAGGCGGTGAGGTTGCCTGATCCACCTGTGACGGTGCCAATACGAAGTGTGCCGTTTTGATTGGTAATTATTGCAAGGTACTGGTTGTTTGTGACAAGTCCTCCACTTGGATTGGTCACGATAATGCCTGCGTTGAGGGTAGTGATTCCCGCGTTGTTGGTAATCGTTCCGCTATTGTAACCAATGGTGGCGTTGTTGGTCGTGACAACACCAGCATTGTTCGTTATTCCTACATTGAGGGAAGTTGCCGTGTATCCATAGGGGATGTCTGCACTCTCGTATTCGTTTGTGGTTATACCTCCAGATGTTCGGGTCGTAATAATGGCGCTGTTGGTCGTGACGGTGCCAGAGTTGCTCGTGACGACGGAATTGTTGGTCGTGACGGTGCCAGAGTTGTATGTGACGTTAGAGCTGTTGTCTGTGACGGTGCCATAGTTGTATTCAATGCTGCCAACATTTGTCGTGACGGTGCCAGAGTTGCTCGTGACGACGGAATTGTTGGTCGTGACGGTGCCAGAGTTGCTCGTGACGACGGAATTGTTGGTCGTGACGGTGTATCCGCCTGTGACAGTAGTAATGGTTCCTTCGTTGAGGGCAATCGAGGCATAAAGATTACCTACCGTGTATCCTCCGGGAATGTTCGCAGCTTGATACTCCGTGTCCGTTGAACCTCCAGCTCCTCGATTCGTGATGGTTCCGTTGTTTTGGCCTACACTGCCATTATTCGTCGTTATGGTGCCAGCGTTAGTCGAGACAGAACTTCCAGCCGCAAGGGTTCCAATAGTGCCACTGTTGGTATAGATTCCTATAAAGAGGGAAGATACCGTGTATCCTGCGGGGATGTCCGCACTCTCGTATTCGTTGCCAGTTGAGCCTCCAGACATTCGGCTTCCGATGGTGCCTGTATTGTCCCCGACGCTGCCATAGTTTTGGCCCACGTTGCCACCGACATCGTTAGTCCCGATGCCACCATAGTTATAATTTACGCTGCTAAGGTTTGATGAAACAGTGCCACCACTGGCGTTGGTCGTGATTGTGCCACTGTTTGATGAAACAGTGCCACCACTGGCGTTGGTCGTGATTGTGCCGCTGTTTGA